GTCCCGGGAGGGATCGCATCTGTCCTTTGCCAGCAGTCAAGGTGACTTCAGGCTCGGAGACAGAGATAGTTTAGATACTAAGTTCGCACAGTGCCTTTTGGAATTGTGTGGATTCTCTGTTGAAACAGCTTCCAACTACTGTTACAGCTAACCTGTGGTGGCTACATGTATAACCATACGAGGGTTGGGATAAGCCCCTTGCCAGTAATGGCAGGGTCAATCCCGAATCCTTTAGCTTACCCGGCTAAGGGTAGTATGGGTTACACATCGCCCGAAAGGGTGTGTGTGAGTAATGGCCTTCCGAAAGGAGTACGATCGCCTATTTTGTTACTTCGGTAATGAGTAGGGAGCTACCTTCGGTAGTTCGCTCGCATTAAATTGCGGGTGGTCAATTGGTAAATTCAAACCAGACCAGGGCCGCACCTAGTAATAGGTGTGTACATGTATCGGATCCCACCTGGGTTAGGGTGACCCGACTTGTAAGAAGGGCAACCCATCGTTAGTGGAGGCAGAACTACCGCCACTGTAAAAATCTGGGGAAACCCAGGGGGTCGATGGACCTTTCCTATATGGAAGGTAAAACCCAAGAGGCGACCAGCCTCGAGCTCCGACTGGAGCTGCCTGCGGCCCCTTTCACAAGGGAAACCGAAGGTTGAAATGGTAAAAATTGTTTGACAACAATATAATAACCTGATATGTTTCAACAACTGTTAAAACAAAATCACTTTGCCTGGGGGTTAATAACCCCGGGCAAAGATTTCAATTGGCAGAACGCTGTAAAAAGCGTTCGCGTGCTTCGGAGCATGTACCTTCGGGTACTGTTCCTGGCAGTTGGTCGTCTCTCTCCTATGTGGGTAACCTGTATTTACACCATTAGTCGTACCCTCCTGAGAATAGCTAAGTCTCAGGGGCTGACTGGATTGGTTAAGTACTGTAAAGTACTTTCTATCCTTACCCAACAAGCTGCAGGGGGGTATCTTGTGAAAGATACGACATCCCTTGGGTGTCGCGTCTCGCGTACCTCTGCAGGTCTTCCTCGAATCATAAATAAGGCCCATAGAGCATCTATCCGTAAGGGTAATGCCGCTGTACTTCGTATGTACCTTTCCATATTCGGCTTATACCGAGTGGTAGAAATACCAGGGAAGGTCAAAATACATACGATTACGGCGTTATGCTTGTATAAGCAAGCAGATCTAATGATCCACCTTAAATTTGTGCCTCAGTTCTTCTTGCTGTTAGCAAGGAGAGTTAGTAACTCTCTAGTTACTGAGAACCCAAACGTCGATATAGTGCGTGAGGTTCTTGGGTATAAAGATGAAAAGAGCAGCAATCCTACCCTCCGTATTCATCGGATTCTTCCGATTACTACGGCTGGTCCCTTATCTTCTGGAGCGGTTGCAAAATCGTTCCAGGACCCTCTGTGGCTGAAAATCACAGATAAGATCAAGGCAAGAATGGAATCTTGCCAAGATGGTCAAGGTTTCGTAATTGGTCTTTGGAGAGGGCTCCGCCCACCAGAGATCATAATACGAGACCGTTTAGATAAGTTATGGGGTAGCAAGAAGAATCCTCTTCTTCCTTCCTCGGTAGGAACCCTATGGTTTACGATGTCTCACTGGCTGGATTCAGCCATGACACCGTACCTGAAGGAGTGGGCAGTCACGTTTGATCTTAAACCAATCAAAACGTTATTCAAGACTGCCTTCGTCACTCCTTTCGGTCAGATAATCCCATGGGGGACTAGTCTTACACCGGCTCAGAGAACCACTGGGCTAGGAAAGCTAGGCTTTTTAGAGGAAGCTGCGGGGAAAGTACGAGTTGTTGCAATGGTGGATCCCCTAACACAGTCAATACTGCGTCCACTTCACGACTGGTTGTTCTCCGTTCTTCGGAGAATCCCTGAAGATGGGACATTTGATCAGACAGCTCCTCTTGAACTATTAGTTCAAAAGGGCATCCAGGACGTAACAAGTTACGACCTGTCTGCGGCTACTGATCGATTGCCCCTAGCACTTCAGGAAAACCTACTCGCGTGGATTTTAGGGGAGAAAGTTGCACGTACATGGGCTGCTCTGCTCGTAAATCGAGACTACAGTTTTCATCCGCGAACCGCGGAGAAATACGGACTGAAGGTAACTTCAGTTCGTTATGCTGCTGGGCAACCCATGGGTGCATACTCGTCGTGGGCAATGCTTGCCCTGACCCACCATTTCTGCGTACAATTGGCAGCTTATCGGGTTCATGGTAATACAGGGGTTTGGTTCTCCATGTACGCCGTTCTAGGAGACGATGTGGTCATAGCTGACCGCGCCGTAGCTTTAGCTTATAAGTCACTGATGACTTGTGAGCTCCGGGTAGAGATACAAGAGACGAAGTCTCTAATCTCGAACAATGGAACTTTTGAATTTGCTAAAAGAACCATCCTCCGGGGTATTGATGCAACACCCATAAGCCTGAAAGGGTTTATGAGTGGTCTTAGGAATCTTCCAGCGATGGAAGGTATCCTAGCAAAAATACCAGGGATCTGGGATAATCGCATAGCGAATATCGCCAGGTCCCTAGGTTATGGCTACAAAGTGACGGGGCGTCTGCAAGACGCCCTCAATCGGCGTGATCGCCTCCAAGGTCTAATTGTGTTTCTGACCAGACCGGGCGGGCTATTAGCCCGAGATCCCTTATCTTGGATATCCCAAGATGCCTGGAACAGTGTCGGATGTCCGCCAACCGAAGAATCTGTACAATCCTTGTACAGAGAGATCGGTTCTTGGGCAGGGGAGAAGATCTTGAAAAGTCTAGAGAATCGTAAGAAACTCTTTGGACGTGATTCGAAGGCAGGTGGCTGGATACCGACCACCTGGTTTCCTACACGGACTCTCTTCGATGTGTATCAGAACCTCGTTCTGAGACCCATCTCGGAGGACCTTCAAGAACGTATCTCACAATTAGAGCTCTTGATAGAGCGGTGGAAAGGGAGAACCGAGATCAGGATCGAGGACTTTAACGAGTTCTTGAAAGAACTTGACAGTATCTTGAAGGAGGTCGAAAGCCTCCCTCGGACACCTAAAGTGGCGCGCCTCCAAAAGGAGAACATACCTACATCGTCGTCGACGGTGAAGATATGGCGCCGACTTAGAACTTTTGTGAAAAAGGACTAAGTTTCTTTCGTGGTAACACGTACCTGATCGTCTGAAGCGAATGGAGTCGTGGATGACACTTACCTGGTACACCGAACGTGTACCAGTCTGCATATGAGAGAGCTAGGTTGTTCACCTAGGTGGCTATAGACCGTCTGTCGACTAGTCACAAGACCAACGTGTTGATACTTATAAGAATAAGTAGTCAGCACCCCAACTCACGCACAACTAAGTGCCATCCGGCC